GAAGCAGGAGCAGTAAGACCGCCAAGAGTAGCAGATACATTAGAACCACTTACCGAATAGGTAGAACCAAGACGAGTTGCTTGAGAAGCAGAAGCATCAACAGTCAGTTGTACGCTTGAAGAGATTTTATGAGTAAGATCAGCATGTGCAGGTGCCGCCATCAATAACATTCCGAAAAGCAATAAAGCTTTCTTCATTAACTTGAAATCAAAACGCTATTTTTATTTATAAGTTAATATTGATACCTTCTATATTGACTCCTTCAATTTTTGGAACAGTATCATTAGCAAAAGGATTGTAAAGAATTCTTCTTTCTGCGCCTCTCATATTATAATCCGTTGTCCAATACTCAACTACAGAAGGATCTGGGTATGCATCTGCATAAGCCAATGTAGTAACTCCAACAGATCCGTGTTTTTTCAACCAAGTTTTTACTTGTCTTGAAGTGGCATCTGGAGTGGTTTCCATATAAAGTGTAATTAAACCACACGCAACTGGAGATGCTGCACTGGTTCCATTAAAATAACAGTCATAGAAGTTAGAATCATCATACCTTTGATAATCTGTATATCCACTTGCACTATTCGTTCCTGCAGCTAATGTTTCATCTGCGGGAGACCAGACATCAATACCAGGACCATTATTAGAATAATCTGCCTTTCTTTCTCCATATTGTGCAGCATATCCTTCATTTCCCAATAATACATATTCATCCATTGCACCAACACAAATTACTGGATGGAATTCTGGATCTGTAGTAGTATTAAATCCAATACCTTGAGGATTCATCCAGTCTCTATGACTACAAGGAACTGTTCCTGCAGGGAAGTCTGGTCTTGGATCAGTAGTTCCAAAATAGACATCAGACATATAATTGAGTCTATGTGGATCTGTGGATCCAATTCCCAAATATAAGTTAGAGTTTCCTGCAGCAGCAACATAAATTGCCCCAGCATCTATTAGTTCACTTCCAGCAGTATCGGTAGCACTACTGCGAGAAGATGTAGACCAAGATCTATATTGACCGAAATAACTTGATCCACTGATACCTTCTTTTAGAGCAGTTATACTATCTGCAACTGCTGCATCGTTACCAATGAATGTTCCTGTAGATCCTTTATACCTATAACTTACTGTATCTCCAGATGCAAATGCGGCATTATATCCCCAACTTCCATTAACTACTGTTGGATTTTTTCTTCCTGTTTCTGGATTAACTGGTTTGTATAGGTGGAACAACTTCATACAATCATAATTTTGTTCAATAGTAATTGAAGTTGGATCCCCAATACCAGACATGTTCCATAGATTGCATTCAAAAGCTAATCCAAAATTCTTTCCTCCAACTAGGGATGCACATGCAGTTCCATGGCCATTTCCTATAGTATTAGTACCAATTAAATCTGTGCCCAAACAGTTAGGTACTGTATAGTTGGTTGGAACTGAAACTGTACCAATCGTAGAGAAACCTACAGATCTTTTTGCGGAGTTAATCCACCAATCTCTTGCAGAAGTAGTTGCAATTCCCACTCTACCATCTGGTTTCGTATATTTAACTGCAGGAATTACATTGTCAAAATAGTCTGGGTCAATATGATATGGACCATCAAGGACTACATCTCGGACTCTTGATTGCCCATTCTCATCAAAAAATTCTGGGTGATATTGGAGCACACCAGAGTCGTGAATTATGACATCTATATTTTTTCCAGTTAGACTATAACTTGCATCACCTGGTTGAGCTGCAATATTACCAGTGAGAGTTCCCCAAAATTCAGAATTGGATTTTACTGCAGTTCTAGGTATCTGCCAACCAGTTCTATCAAGTTCACCAACTGTGGCACCCAGAGAAACTGGTTGACCACCTCCATTGAGATCACGATATACTTTTACATTTTTATTCCATCTTTTGATGTGTAGTTCTGGTTTTGGATATTCTTCTGGATATGAGGATGGGTCTAGTTCAATCCACTTAATATTTGGATGATTTTTTAGTGACTCCGCTTCGTTTCCATGAAGAAGAAAAGTTCCTCTAGTAGGACTATGTTCCTTTTCATCATGACATGAAACTTCTCTATCTGGAATATGTTCACATGAGGTTGCAGTACACAGGAGATCATGAATCTCCTGCCAATACTGAGGTTCGGTTACACTGATAGTATATTTTTTTAAAGTCATCTTATGGTACTAGAACTGTACTTAGGTTTCCTGAGTTGTCTACTACTAATCTGTACTGTGTTCCATTTGGTGAAGTTAAAATTAATCCACTTGAGGTATCAACTCCAACATAGGCATCTCCACCAACAGTTAGATCGGTACTGATTGCAACATTAATTGCATTAATATTTAAGTTGTTTGGAGAATCAATAGTTGGAGTTCCTGCAGAAGTACTTTCAAATCTAGTAGCAGTAACTACTCCACTGAAGTATCCATTTCCTTCAACCCATAATGCGGAACTTGAAAGTTCAGTTCCGATACCAACATTTTTAGATGTATGAATACCTGATGCGTTGACTGCCCAAGTTCCTCCAGAACCAACCACAGATACAGCTGCATCAACATAACCTTCAGATGCAAGACCAACAATTGATGGTATAGAAGGTTGATTTATTAGGTCATTATAATCTCCAGAGAATGTTGATACACCAGCAACGGCAGCATCAACATAACCTTCAGACGCTAACCCAACTATGGAAGGAATGGAAGGTTGATTTATTAGGTCATTATAATCTCCAGAGAATGTTGATACACCAGCAACGGCAGCATCAACATAACCTTCTGTTGCATAACCAACTAAAGAAGTTACGACACCCGTTAGATTTACACCAGATCCACTAAAGGAAGTTGCTGTAATTACTCCTGATACTGAAACATCTCCATCAACTGCGAGCATTGATGTTGGTTGAGTGGAACCAATACCTACACCATCTTCAGTAACTCTTACTTTCTCATTTTCAATTAAAGTGTCACCAGCAAATAAAGAGAGATATCTACCTGCAGAAGCCGCACCTATAGATATATTTCTATCTGATGTATATAAGTATCCATCAAGAGGTCCATTGATTGTCCAAGATGAAGTAGTGAATCCAGTATTGTTAATTCCGAGGTTAATGTAATCGGAAGCGTCGGTTCCCGTGTCAGCAGTAATAACTAAGTCACCAGAAGCATTCGCAGCAGAACGAGAGTTTCTGATATTGACTTGGCCATAACCATCCACACTTGAAGTTAAGTCTGCAATGGCATTCAACAGTCCCTGAGTTACTGTTGCCCCAACACCACTTACAGTAAGTCTATATGGAGGGTTTCCTGCAGTGGTTCCGATTCCAACAGAGTCATTAATTGCAACTCCATTTTCAAATGTTTCCAACTTAATTACACTATTATAATATAGTTCAACTCCTGCATCATTATTGAATGCGGCCATTAGTCCGGCACCTGGGCCTCCGCCACTTCTTCTGAGTTGTATTCCAATACCAGAGTCTCGGATGATTAAATTTCCTGAACTATTATTATCAATATAACTATCTACTCCACTATGGAATAATTGCAACTCATCATTATCTCCAATTAAAATAGTTTTTTCACTTTCAATATGAACATTATTGTAGAAACTGCTAACTCCAGTGACAGAAAGATATGAAGAAATTCCTACTTCATTCACCGATATGTTTGGAGTTCCTGTTAGTCCCCCAGAAGTACCAGAACTTGATGCATAACTAACGGATCCACTGGATGTTACATATGAAGAAAGATCTGTTGGAGTAAATTGGAAAACGCCAGTAAGATTATTATATGTGAGTGAATTTATTCCTGCAGGAGATATAGTTACTGATAGATCTGATAGACCAATACCAGCGCCACCCTCTCCAACTAAATCTGCAGCTGCAGTCCATTCAGAACCAGACCATTTGAGAACTTGTCCAGTTGAAGGTGCTCCTGCATTTACATCCGATAGATCTGTAATATTTACAGGTATGGTTGGTTGGTTAGTTAAATCATTATAGTTACCAGAGAATGTTCTGATACCAATTTGAGTATCAACATATCCTTCTGAAGCCAATCCAGAAACAGAACTATCAACATATCCTTCAGATGCAAGACCAACAATAGATGGGATAGTTGGTTGGTTTGTAAGATCATTATAATCACCAGAGAATGTTGAGATTCCGGTAAGTCCAGAACCATCACCAGAGAATGAAGTTGCTGTTATTGCACCGGAAACATTAACACCACCAGCACCGCCAGAGAATCCAGTGGCAGTAATAATACCAGTGCCTCCATTTATTGTAATTCCTAGGCCTACTGCAATTGTTGCAGTTCCACCATCCATGAAAATTCCAGGATAGAGAATTGGGCCAGAACCAAGATCATAAAAAGAAGTACCAATCTGTACAGTTTTTGTGAACTTGGAATGACTTCTGATGTGGAAAGGTGTAGAAGTTAACTGATTATATTGGAGCGCAGAGTAATACCCATTTCCATCACCACCCACGATAGTCTGAGAACTTGGGAACAAGAATCTTGTATACCCTTCAGTTGTATAATCAAACCTTACATTATTAATATTGGCAAAACCATCTACACGAAGACCGTAGGGAGTTCCAGCTGATCCAACTGTTGCTGCTTCTACATACAAAACTGTTGCTGAATCAGCAGTTCTACCAATACCAACATGTTTACTGGTATGGATGCCAAGTGGTTGACCATAGTCGCCGAAGAAGTCCCCAGGAAGTTGAATTTCTGGCCATGCACTATCAGCAGTGATGCCACTTAGACCAGATCCATCACCAACAAAATTTCCGTAGAAACTAGTTGCGGTCATCACCCCAGATAGGTTTATATTGGGGGCTGTGGTTACTGTTACTACTCCTGCAACTGAATTTACATATGCAAGTAAGTTTTGATCAAAGTTGACCTTTGAATATGTTCCAAGTATTGAATTTTGATTTCTAAATTCTAAAGTAGTTCCACCACCTACAGTTCCACCACCAGAAACAACACTTGTTGAAAGTGCAACTAATACTCTACCTCTACCGTCAGGTGGGCCAACAAATAACCCATTACCAAAATCAAGTTCTCTTGCAACACCCTTTCTTACACTATCATCTAAAACATCTATACCACTCCATTCTGCAACAACGTTCGATATTTGACTTCCATCACCAACGAATTGAACTGCTGTAATGATACCAGTTGAAGTTATATTTCTTACTTCAATATGTTCTGTAGTGGTAATTCCTGTGTTTAGAATACCACTAACTTCTACTCTTGGCCTTCCCGTTAGGTTTTCTGCAACTGTGGAAATGCCCGCAGTACCTGCATAGCTTACTATAGTATTTCCATCGCCGAATGTATCATAAATCTCGGTAAAATTATGGTTAATCTTACCCATCGCAACTCTTAGCGAGTCGCCCTGACCATCATTTGGGGAACTGCCAGTATTAATACCGAGTTTAGACATTAAATTACCCTATCCCTATTTTTTTATTTATCTCCACCTACGACCAGAGTTATTATATCATAAGGTCAAAGACCTTGCAATGCATAAATAAATGTATAAAAGTACTTTTTATTGCAGTAAAAAATGGAAGGACATCAAATTAGAGGTCTCATGGAGGCCTATTCGGAAGTATATCAACCTTCACTTATCACAGAAGAAGTAGTTCAAGAAGCTGCTGATATGTGGGTCGAGGCTTGTATTGCATATGGAATTGACTTTTCAGAGTACACACTAGATGAACTAACTGAGTCATTTATTGTTGACATGAGTTCCGAAGAACTCTCCGAGTCTGTCTTAAATGAAATTCTTGGAATGCCTAGTGCTCAAAATCTTGGTGCTAGCCTTCGTCAAGGTTTTGGTAAAGCACGTAGAGCAGTAGGTGGAGCAATTAAAAAAGTAGGTGGTGCTGTAAAAGATGTCGCTGGTGCTGGAGCACAAGGAGTTGTTGGACAAAAAACAACCTCCAAGAATCCTTTAGCTAGACTTGCTAATGCTACAACTAGACAGGCAACTAAAGTTCCAAGAGCAGCAGCTTCGTTTGGAGCTGGTTTTTTAACTGGAAAACCAGGTTCCACTAAACCAACTGCTAAACCAGCACCTGCTAAACCAACTGCTAACCCATCTCCTGCTAAACCAGCACCTGCTAAACCAACTGCTAACCCATCTCCTGCTAAACCAGCACCTGCTAAACCCGCTCCCGATAGAGCTGAACCTCTCTGGGGACCAGGTTCTTCTAAGCCTTCTTCACCAAAACCTTCTGCTCCTGCAAAACCAGCACCAGGAACAAAAGCCGCTGGTCCAGAGTCAATCAAACCAAAGACTCCAAATCCTTTAATGAAGGATATGCCTGGTGCAACTCTTAAGAAAGCACAAGAGGCACCAAAACCACAAATGAGTAAAAGAGCTCAAAACCTTGCGGCTGGTGGTCCTCCTAAGGGTCCTAGAGAAAGAATGCTCAATCAAGATCTAGATCTCTTCGATGTCATTAAAGGTCACCTTCTAGACGAAGGTTTTGCGGAGACTGAAGAGGCTGCAGTATCAATCATGGCTAACATGAGTGAAGGATGGAGACAAGACATCCTAGAGTTCCTTGGTGGTCAGAAAGGAGACGGATACCTTGGTCATCCAAGACTCGGTATCAAGAATCCAATGGCCAAGAAACAAACACCAACTAAGACCAGTTCAAATACTGGACTTGCTGGTAAACTAGGAAACAGAGCATCCCAAATGGATGACGCAATGAAGGCAGCAAGAGGTCAGTGATATAAAACTCAAAGTTTCAAGAGTCCGCTTGACGGACTCTTTTTTTATGGGTAAAATAACTCTGCTAGGGTTCAAAGATAAATAAGGCTCTGATACTAAAAGAGCTCTTAATGAATTCAGATTATGAAAATCCATGGAGATATAATGGCAAAGTTTTTGACTCTGATGATATTGGGGACTACTTCGGTTTTGTTTATCTCATTACCAATCAGTCCAACTCACGACGTTACATTGGTAGAAAGTATTTTTGGTCGTTTCGAAAACCAAAAGGAAAGAAACGCAAAGTAAAACAAGAATCCGATTGGAAGAAGTATTACGGATCTTGTCCAGAGCTAAAAGATGATATAAAAGAGTACGGAAAACTGAACTTCCAACGAGAAATTTTGAGTCTACATAGTACACTAGGAAAAGTAAACTATGAGGAAACTCGTCAGTTGTTTATGAATAATGTCTTGATCGAATCACTTGACAACGGGGATCCGGCGTATTACAATTCTAATGTTCTCGGTCGTTACTACAGGAAGGACTATTTTCATGGAACAGGAAATGATGAATGAGACTGAAGCTCTCAAAGACAGCATCGTAGATAGAATCCATGATCTCGTATCCATGGGTGATTATCTAAACGCTTGTGCGGTGTACGAAGAATTCAAAGAGAGTTTTTCTATTATCGAAATTTAAATAGTCCTTGACAAGGTTCCCCACATCCCTTATAATATGTGGGTATTCAAATGACTCAGTAGCTCAGTTGGATAGAGCATCTGCCTTCTAAGCAGTTGGTCGGGGGTTCAAGTCCCTCCTGAGTCGTTGTCCTTCTTTCATTATGGACCCAA